TTGAGCTTCCACTCGGGTGAGGTTTGGTTCTGACCTCGAGTGACTCGCTGCTCGATGCCCCACTCCGGCATGGTGGTGGCCCGCTGCCGTGGCTTGACCGTCTTGGTTACCGGGTAGACGGGGGTGTAGGCCGGCAGGGAAAGATCATTCATGCTTACGACAGCAGACCGCCAGGTAGCTTCTGCCTTACTAGCTCCTCCTGCACAGCCTGGCTTACGGCCCGGCCGAGTTGCTCACTTTTGTTTGAGTCGCCCTGGACCTTGGAGCCGGAGGCATCGACGTTGACCGTCACGTTGTTGACGGAGGAGCTGTCGGTGTTGGCGCCGCTGATATTGCTGGTCACACCCAGGCGACCATCGGGCCCGCGCTTGAGGGGCATCACAGCTTCTGGGCCCGCCTCCCCCATAACCCCGGTTTGCATCGCACCACCGGAAGCGAACTTGAATAAGGTGGGGGAGCTGACGACGGTGTTACTGAAGGCGCTGCCTTTCGCAAAAGGCGTGATTTTATTTGCAGCGAACGTGCCACCGGTCGCGTATTCATCGAACATCCCGCCTTTTGCGTAAGCTGTGACCTTGCCGCCCATGGGTTTGGAGAAGGCGGCGCCTTTGGCGTAGCCGGGGACGGGTTGCATGCTGGGCCCGAACACACCGCCGTTTGCGAAGCCCCCAGGGCTAAAGATGTTTTGCACCATTCTTAGGATGTTGCGCAAAACAAGCTGCTGGATGATCATGCGGGCTGTATCCCTAAGCATGTTGGCGGCGAACTCGCGGAAGTTCGTTGTCCCTGTGGTTACTAAGTCGAAGATGGAATCCTCGAGGCCCTTGATGCCTTTGACCGTAAGTTCCCGGGTGGCGTCCCGCATGGTGCCGATGGATTCCAGGTAGCTCTGGACGCCTTCCTGCATGCCCAGGCCGATGCGATCGTCTTGGCGTGTTTTTAAGAGGTTGTTTTGCTTTTCTACTTCTATTGTTAGCAGTTCGTTAAGTCTTAGGTTTTTTGCTACATCCTCGAGTGCTCCCTTCCTAAGCGTCTCTGCTTCAGCTATAGCTGTTTCACCTGCTTCAGGAGTAATTTCCTTACTTTTTACCTGTGCTTCAATGTTCGTTATTTGCTGTGTGTATTTTCTGCCTATTTCTTCAATTGCAGTAAAACTCAGTTGCTCTACAGCCGCAAGACTACTGCTTAAACCTTCAGAAAATCCTTCATCTAAATACTTACGTTGACTGCCTAGGGCACTAAGTTGCTTGTTTAGATTTCCTGTAAGCTGTACAGCGCTTTCATTTATATCTTTATACGATAGTTTTATTTTTTCATATTCTTCAGCAGCGGCAGCAGCAAAAGCTTCTTCCTTTGTTTGTGTCCTTTGTTGTGTAGTAGCAGCAGCAGCGGGAGCAACGCTAGCTGGTACGTAGTCTTGTACAGCAAGGGGTACTGCACCCGGCATGTCTACTTTTTGGGAAACAGGGCGGTCGTACCCCTGGGCCAGTAGGCCTTCCATAAATGTGGCGGAGACAATTTTGCCAAAGTCCGTGGCAATCTTGCTGACGTCGAAGGAGGCACCAGGCAGAGATGCTCCTTCAATAAGTTTTTGGATGCCTGGAATAATGGTGGGCTGCTCAAGGATGCGGTCCAGGCGATCCATGATGTGTTGCTGATCCTCTGGCCTAGCGGCCGGCATAGGAGCTAAGCGAAGTTTTGGAAGGGCTTTTTCAGCATACGCATACCCCTTACGTGCTTCAATTTGCAGGATCTCTTGAATTAAGCTGCCAAATCTTCGTGTTACTGGGGCAAGGTCATTTACAGCGTTATTAAATGCGTTTACATCGCCGCCATACATTACAGAACGGTCATAAGCGGGGCTTAAAACTTCCCGTACCCCCTTACCTATAATTTGAGATTGTTGTGGCGTCGCGTAGTCGCTGAAATCCGTCATGGACCCAAGCCGCTGTCCTTGCTTGACGGCTAAACCACCTGCTTTGCGTACGGATTCATGTATGTTTGCATATATGTCTTCTACCGCCTTTGCGAGAGAAGCCGCTGACATGGTTGCTGGCTTACTGCGTTTTACTTCCCGCAGTTGATTCTGTATTTCTTTCCACTTAGATTCTATTGGGTCAAAATTATCGATTGCAGTTTGTGCTTGCTGTACGCGTGTTAAGACCTGCTTATTACGTGCTGGATCCGGTTTAGTAACCCGCTTTACTTCCTCCTTAGACGGACCAAAGATATTGTCGCTGAATGTCTGCCAGGTTTTCCATAGTTCCAAGAAAGGACGTGCTGCTTGTTGCTGCATCCTCTGTATTGGAAGTGGCTTTAGTCCTGCAACGTCTTCATACGATGGGCCTATCTTGCTGACATCGAAGGAGAGGGGGACCTCACCAGGCAGCGAGGATTGTGGGCCGTTCTGGTTCGGCCTGCGATTCGGGCCAGCGCTACTTGAAGGTCCAGCAGCAGGCGCAGCTTTTGGCAATGCGTTTAGTTGTTTGTTTAAAGTTTTTAGCTGTGCATCAATGCTATCAATAAGTCGTACATTATCTCTGATGTACTGTATATTTTCAGGCGTATACCTGGGGTTCTCTAAAGCTTTGTTTATTACGTCTTTGCTTGTACTAATTTGATCTGCAGGTAAACCAGAATTTGGAATAGTAACAGATTTTCCGGTTAGCGTTAATGCCTCTAAATTGAGTTGACCTCTTTCATTTGTAAGCGCCTGTATTTTAGCGGCTAAGGCGAGTTGCTTAGCCGCAGCAGTTCCACCTTGCTCAATACTCTTACCCGACGTAGCCCCGCCCTTCTCAACAATCTTCGCCACCTCCTTAGCGTACTGCTTCTGTATATCCCCCATCTTCTTAGTATGGGCATCATTAGCGTCCCTAATCCCCTTAGCAATGTTTTCCTGGAACTCGGCTATCTTCCTGTCTTGGTCTTCCTGCTCATCAGAGAAGCGGCGTTCAATTGCAATCCTCGCTTCGCGTGATTCACGGTAGATGTCAGCAATTTCCTGCTCTGCCCTTACCAAATTGGGATCGTCACCACTTAGTGCGCGGATGCGGCGTTCGGAGTCTTCGGCGGCGTAGGCGCGGTTGCGGGCCATGTCCTGCAGCTCGCGTTCCAGCGAACGGCGGGTGTCGGCCAGGTCTTGCTCGATCTGCTTGGCCTGTTCGGCGGCCTGCACCCTGATGTCGGCCAGCTTCTCTTCGCGCTGCTCACGCGCCTCCAACATCGCGTCTTCGCGCTTATTGAACGCATCCCGCAACTTCTCACGCCTCTTCTCCGCCTCTTCACCGCCGCCAGGAGCCTGGGCAAAACGCTCCTCTATTGATTTTCTTCTAGCTGCATCTAACTGGGCCTGTGTTTTGAACGACTTAAGATCAAGGTCTAGTACTTCTTCTGACTTTCGAATCTTGTCTTTAAGCAGTTCAATTTCTTCTCTTATATTTTCTTGTCTAAGCCCTTGCCCTATATTAACAATACCTCCAAGTGCTGTTTCTGAAAAAGCTGTATTAACTTCTGATTGTGTAGCTTCTAGCTCTTTTAGTTTGTTTCGTAAAGTTGTTACAAAGTCTTGTTGTGCTTGTTGATCCTTTAAAACCTTTTCTCTAGATGCTCCTGTGTACCGACGCTCTGCGCTTAAAACAAGCTTAGGCCCTATACCTTGCCCTGCTGTAGGTACTGGGTTTTCTGCTTCTCTAAGTCTTTTTAGTTCATCTCTTGTTGCTAAGAGCTGTGCATACCCTTTAACAACAACATCAACAGTTATTGTAAATACAGCAAAAGGAATAAAGCTTTTGAGTACTCCCCCTAGTCCGGTCATTGCCGTCTTAAACCCGTTTACTTTGGGTACGGCGTCTTTTGCGTAATCACCTGTAATTCTAAAGCCGGTTCCGACACCGGTAAGTGCTCCTATAAGATTTGTCCCAGCCGTAGTAGCAGCGGCAGCTTGGAAGGCTTTTAAAGCAAGAGTTGCAGCTCCTAGTTTCAACGCAAAGCCGCTAAGCGTTGAAGCAATGTCATTGTTAATAAGGAATTGAAAAGAGCCCGCAATGCTGCCAACAGCTGCCACAACAGCTGGTGTAGTGCTAGATATGAAATCGGCGAAGGATTCTTGAAGCTCGGCGCCGAGGGGCAGGACAGCGCGGCCTACCTCGAGGCGCATTGCCTGGAACGCAACGGTAAGGCGGGCTCCTGCTTCTTCAGAAGAGCCGGAGATCTTGAGAGCCGTTCCACCGAAGCGCTCGCCCGCTAAGGCGAGGAACTTCATGAGGTCTATCAGCCCTACCTCCCCTTGCTGCAGGGCTTTTTGGAGCTCTGGGCCGGTCTTGCCTGCTGCTTGGGCGAAGAGGGTGAACGTGCCGGGGAGGCGTTCCGCGATCTGGTTCAGTTCTTCCGCGCTGACCTTGCCCTTCGAGAACACCTGGGTAAGTGCGAGCAGGGCGCCGTCCACCTGCTCAGCATTGCCACCGGTCGCTTTGATCGCCTCACTTATGGAGCGGAATGCAAAGGTGGCGTCACCCATCGTTCCACCGGCCCCGAGTACGGCTGCACTGAGGCGGGTCAGGCCGCGGGTTGCTTCCTCTTGCGGGACGTTGAGTTCACGGGTGGCCGCAGCTGCTGCCCGAATAGCCGTGTCGTAGGCCGACTGGCTGCCGGCCACACCCCGAAGGGCGATCTGCATCTTGCCAATGCTGGCTGCGTACTCGCCGGTGGCAGCAATCTGCTGGCGGAACATCCCAACTTGCGCACCAGCGGCAGCACCTGCAAAGGCACCACCGACCCCGCCAACGGCCAAACCGCCCAAACCACCAAGCAGGCCTTCTGGCCCCCCAAAGATCCCCCCACTTATGGCTGCGCCCACGCCTTGGGCTGCCTGCATCCCGGTAAGTGGGGCGCGTTGGCGGCGTTGACGGGTTGTTAGTTCTCGCTGTATTAGCTTTTCTTGCTGCTCAATCTTCTTGTTTATAAGTGCGTACTGATCATCAATAGGCGATAGCTTGTTTTTGAAGTCTTGCAGTGCCCCACCTAGGGCCTGGATGGACTCCACGCTGCGCCGGCTAAGGGGGCCGAACTCCTTCAGGCCGTTGTTCAGCTTGGCGAACGACTCGCTCGAGCCCCCGGTAGGGGGTAAGGGGGGCGGCGGTGGGGGAGCTGGGGGGAAAGGGGGTATGGGTGGGCCGCCACTACCGCCGCCACCGCCAAAGAAAGGGAGGTTGGCGGTTAGGCCGCTACGGAAGGTGCTGGCACGCTGGGTAAGCCCTGTGCCTATGCCTGTGAAGATCTGCGCAGTGGAAGTTTTAAGGGTGTCGGCACTGGTCTGCAGCTTGGTGAATTGCGTGCGTAATTGCGTACCAGATGCTTGAAGAGTGGTGGTAAGTTTTGCGCTTTGCCCAGACAACAACGAACTTATGTTGCTGATTGTGGTGCTGGGTAAGTTGGTGAGTTTGGTGGCGGCTGCGGTTAGGCCTGCGGTGTTGAGGCGGACGTTGCTGAGCGCCAGGGCACCTTTGCTGGCGGCCACTTGAGCGCCACTGCCAATAATGTTACGAATTGTTTGGAATGTACTTGTCTCACTAAACCAGAAGTTATCCGCAGCCTTCCTATACTTACTTATTGCTTCCGTAAGTGAGGCAGCGGCAGCTTTCTGCCCAGTCGGCCCAGTCAAACCCCTTAGGGGGCCGTCGATGGGGAAGTTGGGAGCCGGGGCGCCGCCCATGCGGTAGCCCATGCCTGGCAGGGTGGCCTGTAAGGGGGTGGGTTGGGTGGGGGCCGAGAAGACAGGGAGGGGGGATTGGGCGGCGCGGGTCGCTCCGGGGAAGATGCCTGGGCGCTGGAGGGAGGGGATGTTGACCGTTATGGTCTGGGGGCGGTTGAGGGGGCCAGCCAGGGCGCCGGTGCGGGATACGGCCTTGGTCACCGCAGAGACGATCATCGACTCGAGGCCGGCGCCTGGGATGCCGGCGGTGCCACGCAGGCCGCGGCGATCCTGAAGGGATAGGGCGCTTGGGTAAGCCTGAGGGCCGCCGGGTACTGAGCCTCCTAAGGGGATGACACGGGAGCGGTTCTCGAACATCCGCCGCTCGGCGGCTACGGACATTGCCTCGGAGCCCAGCACGCCTTCGCCCATAAGGCGGGTGAGGGGGAGGTAGGTGGAGGTTCTGGTGGTGGAACGGGCGAGTTGGGATTGGGCGCGGTCGGCTAAGGGGGAGCCGGGGCCCAGTGATAGGGGTAGGGGGGCTTTGCCGACCTGTGCGGTGAGGTCGAGGATGGCGGCCTTTATCTGGGCCTTGAAGCCGTTGATGCCCTTGAGGATGCCTTGGCCAATGCCCTGGCCAATAGGGATGCCGATCTTCTCCTCTGACTCACCAGAGGGGCTCTTGATGCGGAAGGCTGCCTTGAAGGTCTTCAGCCACTTATCGACAAAGTCGCGGGCACCGGTAGCAATGGCGGCGGAACCCTTAGCTCCTTCGGCAATGCCCTCGGCGAGGGAGTCTCCAATGTCGGTGCCGCGCTTCTTGAGATCGACCGGGCGACCGCCGGCATTGAAGGACTCAACGATGTCGTTGAACACCTGAGTGGGGTTGCGCCCCATGAATTGCTGCTGGCGCTCCGCCTCAGACCCACCCAGGTTCGCAATGCGGCCGTAAAGCGGTGACAGTTCGCTTTGGGCGTAGAAGCCCATTGCCTGCTTGGTTTCAGCAATTCGTTGCGCTCTTATGTCGAGCTGCAATTTTTGATCAAAGTTTTCTAGCTCCTGCTTATGTACCCTATTTATACGCTGTATATCCTTAGCAGCTAGTTCGTCTTTTATTTGATCTAGCTTTTGGGCTGCACTTACATCAGCCTCAGCCATAGTGCGCTTGGCCGATTGCAGCGCATCTACTGCTTGCATACTGCTTGTATCAGCAGCCGCAGTCAGCCTGTCAAATTCTGCTCTTTGCTCAACACTGGCATCTCGCCGCTGCTTTTGCCGGTCCATCTCGCTGACAAACGGCCTTTCCCCGCCGACAGTGACGCGAGGGTTTCCTTCAGCTGCACTGGCGCGAGAGGCATTAGAAACAGAGCGATAGGCCCTCGCCAGCTTGTCCAAGTGCTGTTGAAGACGGTCTGCTTCACGTGCCTGTTGTGCATAGAGTCGGGTGCCCTCTGTTGTGCTTTGGTCAAGCTCGACCATCTCGCTGCGCAATGCAGCGATCGCCTCTCGAAGGTTCTTTTGACTGGAAATTGTTGTGCCGGTGTCGAGATCGGCTACGAGGCGGGCTGCAAAGCCTTGAGTTGCCGCGGTGACCTCGCGCTGTACTGCTGCCAAACGCAGCTGTACTTCAATGTAGTTTTCTGTATGCCTATAAGTGTTTATTAGGCGTTCGCTTAGTTCACCTAACTCCTGGTTTAGGCCTGCTGTTGTGTTAGGGATTTGGCCGCCCAAACCAAAGCGGTCAGCCATCCCTTCTGGGGATAGGGAGCCTCTTGTAAGGGTGCCGCTGTTAAAGGTTCTTCCAGCGGCCCGTACCCTCTCACGTCCTGCGCGAGCACTTTCTTGAAACTGCAGAATACCTTGTTGCGTAAGCGCAATGTTTAAAGATCGCTGCAGTCTAATACGTTCTCTTACGTTTTCTGCTTCCTTGCGCTGCTCTTTAGTGAGTAAGTCAATAGCTGCTATTTCTGCGCGACGTAAGCTTATGCCCTGTGTAATTGCAGCTAGTGATACTTGCGCACCAGCGGCTGTGGCGGCAGTACCTTGGGTAACGGCTCTGTTAAAATCCCTGTTTACTTGCGCTAGATTCCCTAGACGGGCTTCTACCCGCTGGATGTCTTCGCTGAATTGCTCGAAGGCCTGGGAGGATTCGCGGGTTTGGGCGCGTAGGGCTACAAGGGCGTCTCGTTGCCGAGTTAGAGCGGCTGCGTTTTGCGTGGTGGCTGCTGCGGTCGACAGCAAAGCCTGCCGCTGCGCCATAAGACTGTCGGTCGCGCCACGGCTGACCTCATTCAGCTTGCGCAAATCTGCGGACAGTGCCTGATAAGTGTCGCCGCACTGGTCGGCTTGTGCGCGTAAGGCTTTAAAAACCGAAATTAGCCCTGCATTTACAGCCTCAGTATTACCCGCCTCCTTAGCAATCTGATTAAGGCTGGCCCGCACCCCGGCTATGTCTTTAGCTGTAAGGTCGGTGACCTTACCTAAATCCCTAAACGAACTCTTAATCTTATCGAGGCCTTCAAAGCCTTCAATAAGTAGGCGTACCTTTACATCGGTAGTTTGCTGCTTAGCCATATCACCCCTTGGCCGCCTGCTTAGCAAACTCGCTCAGAGCGGCGGCTTCCATCGTCTGCAAGCCCTCCAACATCTCAACGCGGTCGTCCACCGAGTATAGATCCATCAAACCGCCTTGCATGAGCAGGATCTCATACTTGAGGCCCTGGTAGCCGGCGACAGTGGTGTTCCATTGGGTGTGCATGCGCTGGAACATCGTGACAACGCTCCAGTTCTCTTCCCACACCTCGAAGTGAGCGCTTTCAGGTGATAAGGGGGCAGGGGGAAGGACTAGGCCGAAGGCTTTGGCATCCTCTTGGGACTTGTCCTCCACCTCCTTACCGCCCTGCGCCCAGTACCTGGCAGCGCCCTCTAGTTTCCCGCCTTAGCTCCGTCGAAGGTCTCGGTGTAGGCCTTCAACACGCCGCGGATCCAATAAGGGTCGTCGCTGAACTCCCTAATGGCCTCCAAAGAGAAAGGCACAGCCTTTTGCTCTTCATCGGTAATACCGTCCCAGCCGAGCACTACCGCCTTGAGCAGGATAAGGTCCCCCTTCTCACTTAGCGCTGCAAAGTCCTTACGGCCCAGGCGCTTGAAGGTGATGTCGAAGGTGCTGCTATCGAACACGCCACCATCGGCGGGCTCTTCAACAGTCACAGGCCAGGTGAAGGTTTTGACCTTTTTGCGGACGAAAGCCATAAGGTTTATGTGTGTCCTTAGAAGTGTAGGGCACAGACAAAAAAGCCGCTAGGCCGGTGAAGGCGTAGCGGCTAAGTGGGGTGGCCCGCTTAGAGAGGGCGTGGGGGTTAGGTGTAGACGAGGGAGAACTCGTCGTTACCTGCGGTGGACGGGATAGCGGTGTAGGGCATGGTGATCATGTGGATCCCATCCAGGTCGCTGTAGCTCACGTCGCCGATGTCAGCACGGGTGCTGACGAAGTCGACGATGTTGCCTGCGGTTTGGCCGTGCTGGAACAGCAGGCTGCCGTAGCTGCCGTCAGTAAGTGCAGCAGTGAAGTAATCCTTAGTTGCCATAAGGACAGCTTCAATGGTCACGCTACCGGAAGAAGAACGGTCAGTGATAAGCACTTGCTTAGGACAGCCGACAAGTTCGCGGTAGATGATGTTGTTGCCAATGTCGAAGCTAAGCGTTTGCAGACAGCCGGAGTAACCCAGCAGGGAGAAGCCGGTGGTGTTGTCGCTCTTGAACAGACCGGGAGCTCCCTGGTTGGCGTAGGTGACGCTGGGCAGAGCTTCATCGATCGGCGGGTTGTAGATGCCGGTGAAGGTGAAATCGAGCGTTGGGATTTGGCCAACGGTCGCGTTAAGCACGAAGGTCCCGCGGGAGCCGGTGACTTTGTGCAGCACGCCATCAATGTTGTAGTAGATGGTGCAGCTGCCGAAGCTGGTGCTAACGGGGGCGTAGGTGACGCTGGTAACGGCTACGACGGTCTCGGCGAGGCCGCAGGCCAGGAGGGCCTTGGAGTAGCCGGGTGCGGTGCCCGCAGTACCGGAGCCTGCAAGCTCGACGGAGAACGTGCATTCCACGCGAGTGTTGGCTAGCAGCTGCTCTGAAGCGCCGAGGTACGGGCGGACAAGGTCGCGGCTTACGAGATCACTCTGCTGGGGAGTGATGTTCAAATCCCTCACCAGAACGGCGTCTACGCCGGTTGGTGTTGGATCCGTTCCGTAGGTCGACTCCGACTCCAGGAGAATCAGACGCTTGCGAGTAAGAAGGGCCATTGGGGGGTGCCTCTAAGGGGACAGGGGGCAGCGTCCGCTGAATGAGAGTGCGGATGCCAGTTTCTGGGTCAAGGATGTAGGAACCACCCTGCCCTTGGAACTCATCAACCACAATAAGAGGGGTGGGTTGCAACGCCTCAACGGGAGGCGCTTCTTCCGGTAAGTGCTCGTCCATACGTTGGTGGGTCAGTGCTAGGGGAAGCCTAACTGAAACCTGTGCTGAGGTTATCTACGTTGGTGCGATAGCGCACTAAGTAGCCGCAGAAGATCACGCCGACTGGGGTATCGCCCTCTTGAAGGGTGAACTCGGTTGTGCCTGGCTGAATGTCGATGCACAAGCCGCCCAGGGTTAGGTCGGACATGAGGCGAAGGTGGAGCGATTCGATGATGGCATCGGCCGCCTGGTCAGGCACGTTGTCGCGCATGATCACCACCACGCGAATGGCTAAGGACCAGTCGAGGGTGGGTAAGCAGGTGTTTTGGGCGGGGGTGTCGCTTACGGGCTCGATGATTAGGGCGGGGGACTCGGCGCGTGCCAGCGGCTCTACGCGGCTGCGGTAGATGCGGGTGCCGACGCCAGCGGTGCCAGTAAGTTTGGTGCGGATAGCGCTAAGGATGCGTTCCCGTGTAGTGGCCACTAACGCACCTCAACTGCAACAAGCCGACCACGACCAAACGCAATATCTTCATCCCCACTCTGATTAGCAATAAGTAGGGCTACTTCGTCATTAGCTGCCATGCTTATCATCCAATTAGTCACCAACTTAGCTTCTTGGCTGCTTGAGCCGGTGAATGCACGGCATTCTGTTTGGTCGATAGCGGTGCCGTTCTTGGCCAGCTTGATGCCTAAGGTTTTGTTGTTGCCTGTGTCAGTACGAGCATCGATGCTGCCGTAGAACTGCATAAGCTTGGTGGCACCGCTGGTGTTCTTTACGGCAAACGCATCTGTGGTGCCTAAGGTCATGCCACTGGCAGTGGTGCTATCAAAAGTACCAGTAAGCCCAGTAGACACATACACACTCTGCGTACTTATAACGATGGTGCCGGCATCCATCTTGCTTACCTGGCCGCGTACCAGCTCGGCTTCGCTCGAGGTGACGTAGTAAGAGAGGGAGGCCCAGCGCGTGGTGCCGTTGCCTACTTTGAAGCGCAGGGTGTCGGTTTCGGCGGCAATTTCGCCTAGCCGGAGGATTGGGTTTGCGGTTGTCCAGGATGTGGACGTGCCGCGGCGGATGCGGATGGGGGCAACACTGCTCATGGCTTTCCGCCGTCTAGTTCGTTACCCGTAATGTAGGTGGAATCGGGCGCACCACCGTCGACGTCTGGGTTGAGCTGCGCGATGCCTAGGTCGTCTACTTCGGCTTCTGGGCCGTCAGCGTCTAAGGGGGTGAGGGAGGTGGTGTGGGGGGTCTCTAGGGAGCGCTGCAGGCTGATCTGGACGAACACGCCGTCAGTGAGCAGCATCGTGGTGCGGACTGTGTAGGCGGCCCCGTTGACGTTGAGCTGGGAGCCGTACAGCAGGTCGCCAAACTTGGACGCTTGGCAGGTGAGGGTGTAGTCGGTGCTGAGTACTTGATTGTCGACGATGATCTCACTGGGCATGTCGAGAATGCCGAGACCGGAAACGGCGCCAGCAGTTACGCTGACGCCGAAATCGGACAGGTACAGATCGGAGTCGTCAGTAAGCATTGGGCGGGCGCGAAAGCGCGACTTACTGGTACTTCTTGACGCCGAGGCCGGTGACGGAGATGATCGAGCTGGCGGTGCCGGTCTCTTCGTAGATGTTGACGCGCAGGTAGCGCTTCACATCGTCCTTGGAGATGGCCACACTGCCCACGTAGGCGGCGTTGCCGATGTCGGTGAAGGCACCGCCGGTGATGGCGGTGAAGTCGCCAGCGGTGGTGGTGTCGCTGTGCTCCATGCGCACCTTGAAGGCGGCAGAAGAGCCAGCGGCGGTGGCCTGCATCACGAACACGACGTCGCCGTCGTAGCCGAGAAGGTCAATGGAGCTGCCGGCACCAGTGGCGGTGACGGTTGCGGGGGCGTATGCAGCGAAGTGCTGCAGCGCCTCAAAACTGCGTTGGCTGAGTGCCATGGCTTAGTCCTCTGGGTTGGGGGATGAAGTCCGGCGGCGTGCCACCGGTTTGACTGGGGGTTTGACGGCCGTGGGGAGAGGACACACCGGCTCAGGTGGGGGCTGAGGGGGGTCGCAGGCCACAGCGCGTTGTAGGCCGATAAGCAGCTGGCCATCACTCACGCTGAGGTCGAGCACCTCCCCGGAAGACCGGGGGGTGCCCTGAACCATCACGTCAGTGGTTAGCTGATACCAGGCCATCAGGCGTTACCGGAACCGAACACGAAGGCGCCGGGGTTGCGCACACCGAAGTCGACGTCTTGGAAGGCGACGATGCGGGTGGTTCCCTTGGTGCTGTTGGTGTAAGGATCCACCGTGATGTCGACGCCAGACCAGAAGCCGAAGATGGCCTGCGAAAAATCGCCGAATAGTACGTTTGAGCCCACCAGCTGGTTACTTACGCGAGCGCCGTAACCGTTGACTTCGTTGTTGTCCCAGATGAACATCTCGCTGTTGGTGTTGCGCAGCGTCTGCTTCAGAGCGCCACGAACGTGAGCGTTACCCACATAGAACATCGAGTCGACGTCCAGGTTGGCCACCGCAATGGTGGTCTCCATGTTCACGTAGTCGGAGAAGCCTCCGAAGTAGTACGTGGTGCCGCCGATGACCTTGTTGGTAGCGGCGTCGCTGGTCAGGGTCTCGGTGCCGATGCCGGTGATGTTCTTGATGCCGAGGAGGGCAGAAGAGCCGCCGAGGCCGTAGATGCCGGAGGAGTCGATCGCCAGAGCGATGGATTCAGCCAGGTCAGCGCGGACCAGGGCTTCCACGTCCAGGGAGGACTGCTGCATCAGGCGCCGGGTGATGTCGACGT